ACGCATTGTTCCCGGACTGAGAGGTTTTATGTTAATGAGTTTCCCATTCTTCCGAATTATCTCAGCGTAGGCGTCGCCCCCAATCTGATTAACAATAATCATGTTCTCCATTATTGAGTCGAATGTATCTTTGCCCCATCCGTTGATGGCTTTTATTCTGTTCTCGTCTCCCTTAAATCCTTTCCCGATTGTGTAGGTTGCCTTTGCATTTATGACTGATTGCAGTTCAGGGATTTGTTTGTAGTATGCGAACCATTGCGTCCAGTTTGTATTCTCCCAATATTGTTCAGCGTCGGTGTCTTGTGCGTCTACTGAATAATCTGGGTCTGCGGTTGCGAGGTCGCTTGCTTCTGATGTGTTTATATTTTGTGCCATTATGCTATTATGTTTAAATCATCTAGAGCGAGGTTTGTTGTCCCACTTGCTCCGTTTGGATGAGTGTTAGTTCCTGCGTCTGTTATTTGTGAAACTGTATTGTTAAGGCATATATTACCTATAATTATATTTTTATCTCCTGATATAATATCAATTCCTTTATTTGAATTTTGAATATTGTTTGATGAAATGATATTGCCGTCGGATGTTGTTAATTTTATTCCGTCCGTTGTTACGCTAATCATAGTGTTTCCAGTTATGGAATTTTTATCGCTATCTACTAATTGAACTCCTGCGTCTGCTCCATCATAAGTATTTGAATTGATTACAGAATTTAAAAGCCCTGTTCCCCTTACTTTTCCTGTTAAAATATTTGAAGATATATTTAGGTACTCTCCTCCTGTTACTATATAGACTCCGCCTATCCTATTGTTTACGAACATATTAGAGTCGCAAGAAGTTAATTTTATATCTCCACCTTCCATAAAACAATTTGATACTTTGTTATAATGAGATTGCCCTATCCATTCCATTGTGTGTGAACTTATAGAGCCATGTAGCCAAATGTTATCAAATAATGAGTGGTACATCTTTTGGGAATATACGTTTCTTGTGTACATGCTTGTTTGGACTGTTCTATTCCCTTCTAATTTTAAATTTTGAATGATTATGTTTGAGACGTTATCTGTCCCATTTCCTATTTTTATTAAAGAGTGGGTTGCTTCTGCTCCTAAATCTAAAGCATTTATAATTGTTCCATAACCGACCCCTGTTAATGTTGTGTTTGAGGTTGTAATTAGAATATCTGTCGAAATATTGTAAGTCCCTCCTTTGATAAAAACCTCTCCTCCCGTCGCTGGTAACATACTAATAGCGTCTTGGATATTATCTGTGTCCCCACTTCCATCGAGAGCCACAATAATCGTTCCCATTCCTTTTCTTATTTGCCCTCCGCCTTGCTCAAACTCTTTACTGTGTGGGAATATATTTTTTGCGCCCGGAATTTTCAAAGCCATTTAAACTCCCATGAAGTCTTGCACGTCTGCTTTTCCTAAGACTTCTTTTATTTTTCCCATTTCAAATAGATGAACATTAATCATATCTTCTGCTTCAACTCTCGAAGTGTAGCTACTCATATCATAACCAATCCCCTCAACTGCTCCACTTCTCTCGCAGTATTCCGTAAGCATTGGACTAACAGAAGCTCCTGAGATTGTAGCCCAGTTCCCAACTAAATCATATTTTGTAAGAGCACATAGATAGCCTTCTGCCTGTTCAATAAATGGGTTTACGTCTACAGTCCCGTCTGATATGTTTGAGCTCACGTTTGCCCCACATTTGATAATAGTTCCTGCTGATAATGCTAATGTTCCTGCCATTAACCTCAATTATGCCACCCATATTTTTAAACCTTTCTGTTTCGCGCACCAAGCCGCCCTAATCAATCCTTCTGTGATATGTGAGTATTCCCCCATGATTTTAGATTTTCCCCCAATCTTTTCACATTGAATAGATTTGAGACTTCGCTTAATTTCTTCATTATCAAATAGTTGGAGTTCTCCTCTTTCTCCCATGACTAACAAATTCATATACATATCATCCTTTAATAATCCTTTCTCTTTCCCTTCATCATCAATAAACCTACGTGCATTATTTAACGCGATGATTTTTCTTTTTACTAAATCGTTAAGTAATAGATGGTCGAAGACGCCCACTCCCATACCTCCATCATCAAGACCAATCTTATTAAATTTGTATTTCTTTTCAAGATAAATGATTTTATCCTCAGTATCAGTTGTCCGGGTTTTTTGAGTAGTTTCGTGGTGCACTTGTCTTAATCTTTCTTTCGTTCCCCCAAGAACTTCAAACGAACTTTCATCCTCTCCCATACCTGCAATATCAACTCCGAGAAATAGGTCTCCCACAACTGAGTGTGATTGTGGGAGAGTGCAAACGGATTTAATCCAATTCGTAGTAAAGACGCGAGTTAAAACATCAGAGAATTCTCCAAGTATTTCCTGTGTGTATTTTGCTTTTGAAAATCTTCTCTTTGCGCTGTCTATGACTTTTTGTATATTTACTTTTATTATCCCACTTCTTAAATCACGGACTGCTTCGGTTGAGATATGGAATGAGGTATATGTTGGGTCTTCAAACGAGTCATGGAAATATCCCTCTCTCCCTAATGGTGTGCTCAACAACCATGTGTCCCCACCTGTTACAGTTAACATCGGTGCGACAGCAGTCCATACATCATCATTAATAAACGCTGCCTCATCTGCTATTAATAAATCGATTGTGTGCCCTCGTATTCCATACCCACTATCCCCAGTTGGTAGACATAATATTCTTGAACCATTCTTTAATTTGATTTCCTTCTTAGTCGGTCGCCCACTTATACATTTCTTATTTCTTGCAAAGATATATGAAAGAACTTTCTCGAATAACAAATAGGCTGAACGCTCAACTGAAGCTACTACCATGATAACTTTATTCTTATGCTTCATGGCAAACTCTCCTGCCTTGATTGAAACAACTGTAGACTTCCCAACTTGTCGGCCTGACCTAACACAAATATTCCCCGGCGTTGCAAGTATCTTCTCTTGCCACGGGTCTAAACTTTTCCACGGCTTTAATATATCGTATTTCACATTACTCTAAAGATGCAATCGAATACACCATTGAATCTTTTCTCCTTTTCTTCTAATCTCTGAATTGCAGCATCACTCATGCTTTTGGGTTTGGCCTGAATGAACTTAATCATCCTATTCTCAAATGAAATACAAATAATATCTACTGGACTTCGAGACCCTGCAGTTCGTTGGCATATATCGAACCCTCGTGCCTTGTGTTCGTGAACGAGTTTATATTCATACCGACGCCCCTTAATATAGTTTGTATTTGGCATATTAGTTCCCCAAAGCATTTAAACATTCTAAGTATTCTCCTGCGGTTCGTTTAGATATTCCCCAGTGTATCATGAGTTCTAATCGTGTCTTAATATTTAATCTCTTTGACTCTTGTATTCTCCATAATCTTTCTGATGAGTTTGTCATACAGTATGGTGTGTGTGTATGTATTTAAATCTTTCTATTAAGAATACAGCTTAGCTTAGCTATAAGCTCCTTTTTAAGTAGCCGCTCCCCTACTCTCAGACTTAAAAAAGAAAGCTTGAGCTCTTTTAGTAATATGCTTACATCGGATATAGTATACACACACCACTGTTTATTTAAGGTATTATTCACGTTACTTTGGGAGAACAACCGTCCTTTAAAATTTAATACGACGCTACGCAGAGGATAACACTCTCATGGGGTCACCCTGTAATCTATGTTAATAATATCAATTCATTAATATACATTCCGTTCCGTTTGTAATGTGCGAACGGATAAAGTTCGCACAATCTGGGATATTCCCACTTTCAGTTAAATTTATAAATCTGTTTTCACTTGGCTGAGTAGAACATCAGCCAAGCATTCTGCTATCAAGATAATGAAAGATTTATAAATTTGTCTTTATGCTCCGAGTGGAGCGAGGAGCAGGGGGGCAGTGCGAAGCTACTGCCCGGGGGGTTCTCCCTTGAGGGAGAAGGGAAGAGGGTGGCACATAAGCTAACCATAGAAGTAAAGCGAAGCGTGCTGATTAGCTACAGCATGGCTAAGCTAAGCTTAGCCTAAAGATAAGAGGGCTCCTGAGCCCGTAGCTCCCACGAACGAAGTGAGTAGGCTGAGCTACTGGCTGCCCAGCTGAGCCCGCTATTGAAAAGCGAGTGAGCGAAAAGTGAGCGAGCGGATTTGGGTTGGGTTGGGGTTTGGAGCAAGCACCCCCTCAGACAAATTTTAAAAATGATTATAAAACTTTGGGTTTACGCCAAAGTCATAAATGTGGGCTATGGACTTCCACCATATTTCAGTATTCCCCCACATCCTCAAATTAATGAGTTTGATTACCCTAATTCCTTCAGATACCAATGATAACTCTCAAGTATATCCACTCGTGGAGGATTAGCAACATTCCTAAACTCAATCTTCGTTAAGCACTGAGCAATTATACTATTCCCTCTCTCTGAAGCTACGCTCTTCTGCTTCTCGCCTGAGTTAGAACGCTCCCCTTGTTGAACTTCTTGTAAAACTCCGCTTGTATAAAGATTATTCTTCACAGCAGAAGTCATATCAACATTAGTAATATTTGTATACTCCCCTTTCTGTTGGATTGTAACCAATACTTCTCCACCAATACCTACATCCTTCTCAAGATAATCAACCTGTTGTGCCTGCCACTTTGTATTAAGTGTTGCTTCTTTGTTATCGTTATAACTCACAATCACGAGCCCAGAGTCCTTCTTAGTGATTCCACTAATTCTTATTTTTTCCATCTTTTTTCCCCCCTTTCAACACTTTTAATATCTCGATTATATTTACGTTCATCGCGCATAGTGAATTACGCCTATGAACTCCTAATTGGGTTCTTCTTCGTTCTAAGCTCAACTGCTCTTCCTTAATCTCCATCAGCCTCTTAAATATCATATCAACCCCTCGCCTGCGAGTCGGTCTATCTTGTCCATTACAAACCGTTCATATTTTACTTTTTTAAATAATCCATTACTGGGTAGTCCTTGCGATTTTAAATTCTCCTTCAACTCCTTAATAAATTGTTTGACGTCTATAACCCTGATAGCTTTTTCATGCAACTTTATACAACGTCCATTAGCCATCTTATCACTCAAACTCATCTTACAATCCTCCTAACATAAGTCAGCATATCCTTCCATGTCCATAGCCGCTCTTTCTTGATTGCTGTGAGTTTCTTATGCTCCTCCTCATCCAGCGTGATGAATATTGTCTTAACCATACATTAACCTACCTACCTACCTATTTAAATGTATCGGTCATGGGTTTGTAGGTCAGATACAGCCGAAGATAATAATGGCAGTCTCTCTTTTCACAGCGTCGGTGTTTGTTATGAATGATTACTCCTGGATGTCTCCAGTAATTACAATAAGAGATGTAT